CACTTATTACATGTAACATCAACTTTCTTCTCTAATTTTGGTATCTTATCAAAGAAAGACTGTAGTTTCGCAAACTGTGCTTGATTTAAACTGTCCACAAACTCTAAAAGTTCTTCTCTGTTCAGTTGATTAGTATAATGTATTTGGTCACCTTCAAAAATATACTCTATACAATCCACAATTAAATCAAATACAAAATCTGTGGCGTTTACCATATCTCTGGCCTTACGCAACAGAGTGTATTTTGGTAATACCATTTTTACACCTACATTATCTGTCAATTGAATAAGGTCGTTATAATCTTCTATACCAGTAACTTTTAAATCTATGATGTTTAGGTTTGCGTCCATAAGGTTGTCACAAACTTGTTCATTGACAACGTTTTGGCATCTATATTTATTTTCTACCATCTCACCGACTGATGAGGCTCTTAGATGCAAGAAATAAAATTCTACGTCAAGTAAACTTAAAGCATCAACATCAAACTCATCCAAACAACAGTTCTGTAAAATTTGTCTGATTGCTTTTTCGATGGTGTCTGCATCATTAGATTCACCCGCCATCAATAATATTTTTTGTTCTTTAACTAAAAACGGTCTGTATCTTAAAACTTTTTTCGATATTGGTAATGCAACTTCATGTACGGGCACATCAATTTTTGGTAATGCCATAATAACTCCTTATAATATATTATTCATTATGTTTCATTTTGCCTTGATCCTGTAATCCAGTCACTAAATGCAAACACCACAGCAAGCTTGTGGCTACCATCAGATGACCAATCTAAATCAAGTTGATTAACTGATATAGGAAATGCCTTACGCAACTCAACGGAGTATTGTAATTTGTTGGCAACATTATATTGATTAACAATTACACTTGTAGCGTAATCTTCCTTGTAATTCATATTATATGTTAACTTTGGACTAACAAGGTTGATCCACTTATCAAAGAATTTCTTCTCTCTCATGTCACCACTAACCAGAAATACAAATTCTGCATCATTGTATGAGTTTTCATATGGATACTTTTCTGTAATGCCATATATTTTTTGTTCTGTAGTCATAAGTGTTCTGCTCGGTAATTGAGCACTCTCACATCTTAAAGATAAGTCTAGTGAATTCAGGTAAACCGGATCTCTAGTATCTTTAAGTAAAAGAGGAGATGGTATATTAAAGTATACATCAAACCTCGATGGTCGTGCCAATTCTTTATTGAAACTGTTTATGAAATTTTTGATGTCTAATGTTGGCATCTTTAATTATTCCTAATTTGTTCTATGGATTCATGCCAAATTTGTGTTGTTCTGGCTTTCTTGAATTGTTGTACCGGTATCATAGATGCCACATCCCATTCATTTGGCTGAACGGTAAGTAACCTAGACCTCATGTGACCGTACAAATACTTTTTAACGCATGGCCTAAACTCTTTATAACGTCTGGAGGCGCTTAGAATGTCATATGTGACTCGTATGCGTTTGATTTCATCCGAATCGTCCAGGAGTGCAAGTGGCATTAACTTGTTTAGAAAAGCAATACGGTATTTTACCGGTAGGTAATGTAAGTTTAAACCCAAAAATCCATCTGCATATCTTTCCAATACCAATACCAGAGGAAATGTATCATAATAAGGTAACTCAGATTTTGTCTTTGGATCATAAAAAAAGAAATATAATCCACCAAGTTTAAATCTTGTTGCAAACCTATCCTTTTCTCTGGCAATCTGTTTTGGAATAGCTCCTGGATTCCTAAGTTGTGTAATCTTATTTTGTAACCACCTATAAGATTCTACGGACAGACTCTTTACCTGAGCGGCAGTCTTTTGTTCAGCTAATTGTGTAAGTTTAGATGTCATTGCAATATTTAGTTAAGACCTAGATGACTAATAGAAAAACAAAAACGATTATTTAAACTTTAGGTAATTGATCTTCTGTGAATACAACAAACTCCCAACCACGATCAAGACAATATTCTTTTGCGAATTGCCATTTTGCTTGATTTATACCCCAATTAGTAACTTCTGTAATATATTGTTTGGTAACTCGTTTTTTCTTTTCTGGTGGAATCGTTTGTTTTTTGGGCTTAACTTCTATCATCCATGTTTTCACTTCACCATGTTGATTTCTGACTTTTATAACAAAATCTGGAAAATAACGATGTGTCCTACCATCAACTGGGGAGACATAAGGTACGATAATTTCTTCACTTGACCATGCAACAACCCATTCTTCAACATCAAACTTGTGCATAAACCTCGCTTCCCAACTGGAACGATAGATGATATTATTGTGATCCCCCATATATTTTCGAGGGTTTTTAGGTATAAAACGTCCTGAGTAAGCCATATAAATATATATGTCTATTCTTAACAAAAAAATAAAATGGCTATCAAAATAACGATTGACAAAGAAAGTTCGGATATTTCCACGAACTCAACTGAACCATTTAGTTATGGTCCACTTTCCAGTTTGGATTACAATCCGTACCAGACTACTGTAGTTAAATATCCGTCAGATTTGGGTGGTGATGACGCTAAACAACACATAGTACAGTTTTTCATCAATCAGATTGACCAGTCGGCATATAGTTCTGGTGCAAGTTCAAATTATGATACTAATACAACCAAAACTGCTGAATCGTTTACCATCGGTAGATTCAATAATATTGATACTGGATTTAAAATTTCTCCCGAGAGAAAAAGATTAGCTGGATCTATTCAACTGTATATGCCAGATACAGTACAGACTTCGTATACCAACGCATATCAAGAAGATGACCTGAATGATTATACTATCCCAAAATATGGCCAAGGAATTGCAGGTCTAGGTGGTGATGTAAAGGATTATATGTCTGGTATAGGCCGTGATAGTGTTAGTTTCATATCAGCTGCAACTAATCCAAACTTATTGGCACTTATTAAAGATGCGGTTGGTGGTGCAATACCTATTGATATATTACTCAAAGGTAGAGGTTATGCAATCAACCCTCAGGTGCAGTTACTATTTAAAGCAACAGCATTGAGAACTTTTCAAATGACTTTCCTCTTTACTCCTTATAGTCAAGAAGAAGCCAAAAACGTAAATAAAATTATACAATTATTCAAATTTCATGCTGCACCAGAAGTAGGTAACGCTGCAGCAGGAATAGGTGGTCAATTCTTTATATTACCATCAACTTTTGATATCAATTTCTTATACAAAGGTGTCGAGAATAAGTTCTTACATAAAATAGATGAATGTGTATTAGAAAATATAGAAGTTGACTATGCAACAAATGGATGGATCACCTATCCAGATGGTTCTCCTGTTCAAACTCGTTTGACATTATCATTTAAAGAGATGGCCATTATTGACAAGAATAAAATCTCACAGGGTTACTAATGTTATATTTCAAAAATTTACCAACTCTTTCGTATCCAGATGGACGTGGAAACAACATCTATATGAAAGACTTAACAACTAGAGTTTATATTGTATCTCAGTTGATAAAAAGTCCACTATCATATTATGAGTATACATTAAAAGAGAATGATACTCCAGAGATAGTTGCAGAGAAGTATTATGGATCAGTTGATGATTATTGGTTGGTTATGGTGTCCAACCTATTAAAAGATCCACAATGGGACTGGCCAATAAGTGAAAATAATCTAAACAAATACATAATTCAAAAGTATGGTTCAATTGAAAATGCAGCACAACCACATCATTATGAAAAAACAATAACATACACAGAGTTATTGACAAATGAAAAACAAGAAGATATTACAACAATTGGTAAAGATGAATATGATAATCTACTTGTATATTCGAAAGATTGCATATTACCTTCAGGAGATAGAGTTAATTATTCAGTAAACAAAGCCATCATATCTAATTATCAATATGAAGTACAAGTAAATGAAGCAAAAAGAACAATTAACTTGATTAGTAAAACTGTTGCAGAAGATTTACAGAGACAGTTCAAACTTCTATATGGAAATATTTAATTATGGTAAAAAAGACGGCTGGTATTTCAGAACCACAAGAGTATAATATCAATGAGGTTCTACTATTAACAGGTGATGGTACAGGTATATCTCTTAAACCATCGATGTTAGAATTATCCATTTTTGAAGAACTGTTCATGCCATCCTTCTCTGGTTATGTCATAGTAACAGATTCGTCCGGTTTTATTGAAAATTTTAATATTAATGGTTTCAATTTTATTAATATATCTTTCAGTAAATCCACACCTGATGATCCAGGTCAATTTAATGTTAATTTTAGAGTTTATAAAATTGAGGCAGTAAATCAAAACACACGAACAAACGTAGAATATATGATACAGTTTGTTTCAGAAGAACTATTCTTATCAACACAAAAGAGAGTTGCTAGGTCTTATACTAATATGACTATTCGTGACATGATTGCGAATATTTTAGAAGAAGAATTAAGATCAACTAAACCTTATGACTTAGATTTAACTGAGGGTAATTTTAATCTAATTGTTCCAAACTTAACACCTTATGATGCAATAAATTGGTTGGCCACATATGCCAAACCATCAAAGAATGATGGTGGTTATGTTGGTGCTGATATGATGTTTTATGAAACAAGAAGAGGCTTTCATTTAAGATCACTACAGTCATTATATAAACAAGATGTGTACAATGAATATCAATTTAGTCCACAAAACATATATGAACCAGAAAGTGCAGAGAGTCTACCTTACGGTTTAAAAAGTATGTTAAGTTGTAGAATCGTTAAACACTTTGACACATTAGGTGCTTCGATGAGTGGCCTATTTGCGAATAAGTTTATAGGTATTGATACACTTACCAAAGACAAATTCGTTACTGGTTTTAAATATGATAATTATATTGATGGTAAATTGGCTGCACAAGGTGGTAAAAAACCATTAACATTAAACCCTTATCCACTTACTGCTGGTTATAAAAATAGATTAGATAAAACTGTAAGTGAGATGACAGATGCATCAGTCAAATTAGTTATTGTTAATTCCGCACAGAGAGCTAATCAATTAATTAGAGGTGATGTAAAAAGTTTACAATCAGTTGCACCTAGTATTGATGCTGAGACAAGAATACCATATAGAATTGCACAGTTAGGATTGGCCAATTATATAAAGGTGGAATTTAGTATACCTGGTGATCCAATGATGAGAGCTGGTGATATAGTAAAATTAAACATACCATCATTAAATCCAGCAACAAATAAAAAAGACAGTAACATAGATAAATATTACTCTGGTAAATACATGGTATCGTCTATTAGACACATTATGGATTATCGTGGTTCTTATAAGTGTGTTGTAACAGCTGTTACAGATAGTCTGTCAGCACCAAATATACAATTTACACAAAATGAAGCAATTGATAAGGCTAAAGGTTAAAATATGAATGAAATTAGTTTTGCAGGTAAAGACGGATTTGTCTGGTGGATTGGTGA